GGAAGGATTCCACGACGATTGCGTCTGCGCTTTGGCCTTGGCCTGGAGCATGTATACAACCGCTCACGGATTTAAACCAAGCGCAGCCCTTGCACACAATCGTAAAATAATATCTAATTTAGACACTGATGAAAGTCAAGATGATCTGCCTGACTGGATGGGCGGCCAAGGCTGACCGCCACATGAAGCCGCAACGGAGGAACGTATGAAAAAACTAGCCGCCTACTTAAGTGCAATCGTACTCGCTGTATCGTTAGTCGGATCAGCAAACGCAATCGGGTACTTTGACGCGCCACAGTTCCCTGGAATCGCTGCGCCAAATCCCGCGCTTGTGCCGCAAGGGCTTGAGTTCCTCGGCTGCATGATCGCACGCGTGGAATATAGCACGACTCCGGTACAGGTCACCACTGGTGCAGGGCTTATATATGAAATAAACGTGTCAAGCGGTTTGACAACGTCTGCCTTCGCGATTGGGTATGACTCAGCATCAATCCTTGGCCTTGGAGTTTATCAGGTTAATACGCCAGCCAATAAAGCGGTAACGCCTCGCGTTTACACATCAGCCGCGGGCGTGGCAGCGCCTACAGTCGCAGGACTCGGAACATGGGTCGGAGTCGGCGGCGGTGGCCCGCATCAGTTTATCAACGGACTTGTTGTTTCCAACTCAGACCCAGGGTCAATCACTCAAGTCTGCTGGCGTCCAGGTCAGCCGACGCAGGGACAGTAATAGCTCCGAAAGGGCTATATCTTGAAGAAAAAGCCTTCTGCTAAACGCGGGGGCGACTGGATGGGCGATGCAGGCGGTCGTCGCTCAACAGTCGCTCCTGCCGCGGCTCTCGGTCAGGTGGCAATCGTGCCTGACCTTGAATCCGTTTACGAAGGCATCGAATATCCGCAGGGCGATGCTCCAAACCGCGTAGCCGAAGCGTACAAGAAAATCGAGGAGGGCAAGGCTGAGATTTCGGAAGCATATCTGTTTTGCGGGCGATTCAATCTCGACGGCCAACTCCTGCGTGAAAGCAAAGACGGAAGCCCCAATTATCGCATCGCTCGGGTTACAGGCACAAAAAACTTTTTGGAGGCTGTAGCTCACACGCGCAATCAATTCGAAGAAACAAGAAAACGAGTAGAGCAAAAAGAAAACGAGCTAATCGAAGCGAATAAATTAGATAAAACCAAGCTATGGTTCGTAAAGGAGGTATCGGCACGTGAGGACAATTACAGCTTCGTCAGTAACGTTGACGCCGGCTCCATCATGGCGCCAGACCCTAATCAATACACGGAGTATACGCCTTTTTTTGGCGCGAACTTCGGTCGGCAGCAATACTACGATCAGTTTACAGCTTTGGCGCGAGCCTTCGAATTATTTAACCATTTCCCTGTCGCAAAAAGAATTATCACTCTGCTCACTCAATACGCTCTCGGTCGAGGGTTTAAGGTCAAGGTTAACAACGAAGCCATTTTCGATAAATGGGATGCGCACGCGAAGAAAACAAACTTCTATAGGAAGATAAGAAAATACTGGCCTGTCCAATACTTGGTCGACGGAGAACTGTTCATTGACAAGATTCGCTGGCAGTCCGTTGACGCTCAAAGCATTTGGGACATTATCACATCAAACGATTCTCCAGGCGGGGGCGATGATTTAGAGGACGTTTACTACTATCAGCAGATGTTCCAAACCATTACGCAAACATTCTCAGGCATCAAAGTCCCAGGCGTTACAGGGTCAGACAAGACCAATGTCGGGCACTACATCATCAGGCAGCTTCCATACGATCAAATCATACATATCAAAACCAACTGTTACGAAAACGAGAAGCGCGGGCGGTCATCGCTTTACTCGACCATGGCATGGTGTAAGCATCTTCGTGATTTACTGTTCTCTCAGGTCGCAGGCGAGAACTTCCGATCAAACTACATATTCGACGACGAAGTAGACGGAAGTCAGGCGCAGGTAAATCAGCATGCATTGAACTATGCCTACATGCCAAAGCCAGGCTCAATCTTTGCGCACAACACAAAGATTAAGAGAACCGTACTAAATCCGCTCACCGGAAATGCGACGAAAAACGGTGTAGCTCAAGAAATTCTTTGTCTCATTGGCGTAAGCTTGGGTATACCGAAAGATCATTTGAATGCCATCATCGAGGGCGCGGGAAGCCGAGCAACCGCGCTTGTCGGCTCTGAGCCTTTCACAAAAGTAATTGAGGACCTGCAAGAGGACTTCGAAGATTTGCTCTATCGCCTTGCTGAGACATTCTGTCTGCAAAACAATCTGCCATACGATGAGCAAGACTGGGAGTTTATATTCCCGTCGGTGACAAAAGACACGACTGGCGACGCATTATCAAATTTATTCATCGCTCAAGAGGCAGGCTGGATAAGCAAGAAGCGAGCCGCTATCATGGCCGCGGCTGAGCTTGAGGTTACCCAGTTTGATTATGACGACGAGCAAGACGATATCCAAACCGAACGTAAGGACAACCTAAATCAAGCGTCAGCTGGCGCGGGTCTGCCAGGTGCTCCACCAGCACCGCCGATGCCTCCAAATCCTCCTGTGCCTCCAGCATTCGGCGGAAAAGGAAACAAAAAGGCCAATGGATCTCCAATCCGTGGTCCAGGCAAACAACAGACTAAAGACAATCTGAACAATCTGTGAAGATTAAAACACAGGGTGAAGTCCTAGCCAAGCTAGAACTTGAAACGCGCAAGGCGATGCGTGATCATGAGGACAGAAGCGTCCTAACCTTAATAAGAGCTTGGCGTGCAGTGCAGGTTCAGATGCGCAGCATTATCCTGTCAGAATACATGTCCGATTTTCCGCAAAAAGATTGGACGCTATTTGAGGCCAAGCGTAAAGGCACGCTTATACGAATCGACCATCGCATTACTCAAGCATTGAATATTTTCTTTACTTTCACACATAACCATTTGCTTAAGGTATTATTGGAATCCCACCAGCAAGAGACTCTGCGTGCTCTCTGGATGCTGGCAGTAACGACGCCAAAGTCAACGGTGATTAAAGCTCCAAACGGAAATGCTATACGCGAAGCTGATGTGCCGGAGGATGCAACGCCATGGGCTTTGAGGCTTTCGACATGGCTAGGATTATTACGGAATCAAATCAACATCAATCTCACATCGCAGGCATTAGCCGGAAACACACTACAAGAAGCCGCAGCAGAAGCAACAGACGCCAAGGTTAAGCTTCCGCAAGGGAACTTTGATTTTGACGGATTGCTTGAGCGAATGTCGAGATACGAAATGATATCAGCGCAAGCCAGCGCTCGCGGAGATGTATCGGACGCAAACGATGATATCATTACGCGTGAAGTGTTTATGACTCTTGCCGATGACAAGGTATGCCCAGAGTGTGAAGCATTGGAGGGCGCAGAGCTAAGCGGGCCAAACGACGAGAACTATCCACCGATACACTTAGGCCCTTGTCGATGCTTCGTTTCTCAAGTACCGATGGAATGGGCAGAGCTTCTGCGATCAGGCACGCCGGAAGATCAGCAATTTGTTAAAGACCTTGAAGAATTAGGCATGGCTCCCACGGCGATGGCCGTGCGCGATTCAGAAGGAAAGATCGAGGGTTCTGTTATCGTTAGCTTTGAAGATTGGTCAAGCAAATACGGACCTGTCGTTGGGAGCGCTGCGAATGCCCGTTAAAGTATATGAATTAAAATATGCGCGATGTATTCTTTTAGGTTTCCATATGAGTGCAACTGCAAAGACGGTGGATGCTTCCCAGAGGGAGACAAATTTTATTTATGCAAAGAATGCGGAGGCCGTAAACCATGCCCGATAACCTATTAGCCCTTGGTGAATCACATCATCAGGCGCTGACCAACATGGCGACCGACAACGAGGACATCATCCTAAAATGGATCGCCGTTCTGCGCCGATGCGACATGCTATGCAGCGATCGAAACAAGTCTATTGAATGCTTGGAGATTCAAGAGATTGAGAATGCAGGCAAGCAACTGCGTGCGCATATTAGGTTTTCAAATATATTGAATCCATATGAAGGAAACGAGCGTTTTGACCGCCTTGGACCTGGCGTCGATTATATACTTAAAGGCGCTCGCGCAGATGCAAAGATCGCCAGAAGCAACAAAACATTTTTCAAATTCTTAAACGCCCTCGTTATCTGCGTTGAATCGTATGCAAAGCATAAAGGCATGAGATTTGAAGATGTCGAATTCGGGAAAGCATTCATAGACCCCGATGACAACGTGATTGTTTTGGAGTTTGCATAATGAGCGACGAAGCTGTGTTAAAGAGCCTTATTAAAAACCTTAGCGAACAGATAAAAGATTTGCACGCAGAGATGGATCGCCAGAGGCGTCAGTTTAATTATGTTCTAATTTGCAACATGGATAATCACCGAAAGCTTGTTGCGGCTTTGGATAAGATTTCCGAGCTTGAACGAAATGTCATCAGATGCGAGGAGAACGCACGATGATTAAACCTGCCACAATCTGTCAAGATGCTCAAGTTTATAACCTATGGGCCAACGGAACACCGCCTAAGAATATCATGGAATCTCTCAATCTTACCCGCCATCAAGTCTACGATGGAATAGTCCGCCACAGAAAAAACGGAAAAAATAGGAAAAAATAATACGGCGAGATTGTAGAAAGTAGGCTACAATAAACTCGTTGAGGCGACCCGCATGACAAAAACATGCGAGCGCAAGCTGTCGTCGATCTGACGGGACGCCTCAACAACGTGCCGTTACCCTGCGGGTCCATCACCGCAGGGTGCCTTTTTTTAAGCCCCTGTTCCGAGCATAAAGTAAGCCGCAAGATGCAAGAAGTCGCACGGCATGGTGATGCCCATGCTTAGCATGCTTAGTCTGTTTAGACCCGTTGGTCGACAAGCGCAGAAGATACGCGAGGGTGAACTGACGGCCAAGGGTCGCAAACAGATTGCTCCGTCAAACTTTGCGCTTCCCCATGGCCGCTATCCAATTCATGATATCGCGCATGCACGCAACGCTCTAGCGCGGGTAGCCCAGAACGGAACACCGGAAGAAAAGAAAAAAGTAGCCGCAGCGGTTTATCATAAATACCCAAGTCTCAAAAAAAAGGAATCCATGTTTCATGAGTCCCGCGGGAAAATATTGGAAGTGGACATGACGCCGCAGATGATATTGGAAGGCCCTCGCGTCAAGGCTATCCTTATATCAGAGGGCCTCGGAAATTTTCGCAACATGAACTATTATGGGCCAGAGGCCATCGCCTCGGCTCCCCGCGCTTTTGAAGGAAAGCCTTGCTATTTAAACCACCAATCGCTTGACGAGGAGCATAACCTTCCTGAGCGATCTGTCGAAGCCAAATGTGGATACTTTAAAAACCTTCATGTTGAAACGCTCACGGACGGTAAAAAAGCGTGCGTTGGAGAACTCCATTTTGACCTATCTGAGTCAGGCCGTATGGCATATTCAAAAGCAATGACCGCCATTCATTATCAAAGAGAGTTTAATGGGCAAGGCGATTATGTCGGACTCTCCGTATCCTCAGACGGCGAGGCCGAGCCGCGAGATATGGTCGTCGATGGAAAAGAACTGACTGTCAACTACGTAACTGCCTTTACAGAGGCAGACTCCTGCGATCTAGTAACAAGCCCCGCAAGAGGCGGAAGAATCCTCGCTTTAGTCGAGGACAAGAACGGCGCATTGAGAGCGCCAACTAGGGAGGGACGCATGAACATAAAAAAGAAGTTACTGGCTGCTCTAGCCGTCTTGTCTGAAGCATTGAAGCCAGATGTCGCAGACAAAGACAAAAAGCTCAGCGAAGCGCACAAAGAGCTAAATGCCGTTGTTGGACTCATTGAGGCAGACGGAAATAAAAAATCCGACAACTTCGATGATATGCTGGCAAAGCGTGAAGATGAGGACGAGGGCGATCATAAGAAAAGACTCAATGGCCTCAAGGCATCCTTAACCAAACATCTTCAGAATTATGAAGATGAGGACGAGGACGAAAGCGAAGATGAATCCGAGGACGAAGATGAGTCAGAGGATGAGTCAGAGCAGAAGGCCCCTGATTATGAGGACGAGGACGAAGATGAGGACGAGTCCAAAGGTAAAGGCAAAAAGGAATCTCGCCGCGCAAAAGTCCTAGCCATCAAGCATCTTATCGCCGAGGCAAAAATTCCTGATTGGGTTTTCAGCGACGAAGATGTCTCGGACCTCTCGAAGCTCACACTTAGAGAAGCCGAAAAAACGATCAAGCGCCAGGCTCGCCTTATCAAGGCGCAGCAGACGGCGCACGTCCCAAGCGGTTCACCATCACGGCTGGGTGAGAGCAAAGGTGGCAAGTCAAGCACCGACGCCTTAATCAGCTACTTCGAGGAGGCTCGCTAATATGACAACGTTAAATGTCGACAACGTAATTAAGAATACGGGGTTTGCTCTACGCACAATAGAGTATCCTCTCGACACTACAGGTAGCCATGACTTTCACCAAGGCGACCTATTATACCAAGATCAAACAAGCTGGAACGTATATGCAGCCGACACGGATGCGCACTGTACTTATTTCGTTGGCGTAGCTCTAATCCCGTCGTTTGTCGCGCCTTACACATATGCTCCAGGCGGTACTGTTCAGAAGTTCTACTCGCCGAGCGCTGTCGTTGGCATCGGCTGCTTGGTATACCTTAAGACCACAGCCGGCGATACGTACACCGACGACTTGGCTGTTTATATCGGCGCAGATGCACAAACGATTACTGCGGTAGCCGCAAGCCACAGCGTCGGAGTAGCGAAGATGCCGAAGGGTTACACGTCTATAGCGGGCGGAACGGGCGTAAAAATCCCAGTTCTCTTGACTATATCGAAACCCATAGCATCGCTATAAGCGAAAGGAGGAATTAAAAGTATGCCATTACACACAAGAGTTACGGAGGCCAACCGCAAGGTGGCCGCCCAATTGGCGGCAACCTCCCAACGCGAGATCAAGGAGTCACTAGCCGTCATCGGGCTAGATTGGGGAAATGAAAAATTGCGCAAGATGTGTGATTTATCGTCCCCCGACTTCTCGATTGCCAAGCTGGCCGAGGCCGCAAAGAAATACGGACGTGAGAAATTACGCGAAGCCGGTGGTGAGGGAACTCTCCAGCAGCTTCTGCGTGCTGGCATCCAAACGGCAGTAAACGACATCTATCAGATTGTGCCTAAGGACTTCGAACCCATCCTGCGCACTGTGGTATCTGATAAAGCCGTCGAACTGTTCGCTCCGATGTTTAAACCAGGATATCCGCGGCGCACTGACCGCGGTGAGGAGATCAGCGCTCCATTGCAGGGGTTAGCGGGTCTTGACGTTCAATTCCAGGCGCAGAAATACGCTGGAATGCTCTCGATAGAGCGCGAATTGGTCGAGGATGATCAAAGCGCTCAGATTGCGCAAATGCCAACTTATTTCGGAGAGCGCATGGCGGAAATTGAATCGGCTTGGTGCGCGATTCGATTCACCGGAAAATCAGGGTCCTATGGCGGGGATAATATCCCTGCATCTGCGACGAACGTATCGAGTGAAACTTATTGGCCTTTCGTTACAAAAGCGCAGGGCGGATTCGCAGCTGGCAATGGCGTTAACGCATTGACGCCTGTAGCATTCAGCCAGAACGCGGTGCAGCAAGCAGATATTCTGTCTATGAACATGCTCGACCCGCTCGGCAACCTGATGCTGGTAACCCCGACGCACGTCATCGGTGGACCTGCAATCAAGTGGCCGTTAGACGAGCTATTAAGCTCGCCTTCGTATGCGAGCACTACGTCCATGAAGCAAGCGGTATCAACCGGAGTCGGTAGCGATACCGGCATCGGCGTTACTGTGGCAAAGAACGTCATGATGGGCAAGTATGACCCGCTCATTTCGCGTTTCCTGCCGCAGACATACTGCGCATTGGTACAGGCCGGCAAGGGCTTTATCATGCTGCGCCGCAGCCCGCTAGAGGTTATCCAAGAGAATATAGCCTCCGGCGCCGCCTTTTCCAATGAACTCTACCGCTGGAAGATTCGTTCACGGTGGATTCCCGACTGGTTAGAGCCGCGCTTTGCGGTTCAGATCAACGACGGAACGGTGTCCTAATTACTCACCCAT